TTTCGGGTAGGCCAACGGTTGATGTCCATGAGACAACCTTGCTGCCCATCGCAATGATGTCGGCGGCTTGTGCCTGCGTTAGAAGCGTTGCGCCGACAAGCTGCGAGAGCATCGCTTGCACTTGCGGCAGGTTGACATCGACGGTCGAGATTCTCGGATCATCGACCCACGCCACGACACTTTGGCAAAGTCCGGCCACTTGCGGATTGGATGAATTTTCGCCGGCAAGCAGTTTCGGCCAAATGCCCTGAAATATCGCGTAGGTTTTCAGGTCGCGTATAACTACGGATTGCTGCACCACAACCGTTTTTGCGTTGATTGCGTCGGCGGCTTGCTGGTCGGTTAACGTGCTGTATGACTGTTTGGATAGTTCGTCGGATAAAATGCTCATGTTACATCTCGGCAAATAATTTTGATGATTCGATCAGCACCTTCATTACCTGAAGACTTAACTTGTATTTCTTGAATACCCATAAAGTCTTCTTTATTCAAAGCACGAAAACTACTGTTTACTTTTGTGATAGTAACGACATTACCATCTCGACCAACAACCGGATACCAGTTAGTACCATCGTCTGTCATTTCAAAGGTGATGCCTGTACCTGTCATAGCAGCAGGAAATATCACTGCAACAGGAGTAGATTTAAAACCAGTTCGAGAACTGTTACTGGTTTGAGTACCAGCAGCAATGGTAAGAGGGACAGATAAAATTCGAGTACCTAGACTCATGGTTACATCCCTAAGAAAGAAAGATCAGAATAAATTGGGAGACACTACCCCATACCCAATAAGAGCATGAGGTAGTGCTAGGGTTCTCCCCAGTCCCCTTAGAAGTTCGCTACTTTTGCATAGTAAATAGCGTATGGTTCATAAAGAACAGGCAAGAAATTATCTACCTGCTTAACTTCACGACCAGGAGGATCAATAACTGGAGTAGCCCAGGCATTGAATCCATAAACTTCTCGCATGTCTGAAGTGACGTTCTCTCGAACATATTCAGAACCAACAATCGAACCACACCACTCACCAGGATCAGGAGTGATAATGACATGATCATCTGGGATGAAATATTCAAAGTTCGATGCATTGATTTGCGAATCGAAATCTTCAGCCGTACCAGCTTTAACCAAACCACCATTGTAAACGTGGAATCGATAAAGAGGTAACGCACCAAATACGATGTCGTAACCAGTATCAGGGTACTTCGAAGCAGGATCGATTTCTCGACGAGTTAGCGAGTCGAAGATACGTACCGACGTACCAACGATTTGTGCTAACTGACTGTTTTCGAGAAGGTATCGAGCCGTGAAACCGTTCATCCATAAATGACGAGGTGGACGACCGTTGACGCGAGATGCATATTTCTCAAGTTCCATCAACTGACTAACAATGTCGGTTGAACTGGTTGCCCAAGAAGCACCGATGATACCACCAAGCTGATTGAGATGAGCAGCAGGAAGTGCGTAATCGACATCGAATACAACTCCACCTGCACCCTTCTCAACTAACTGCATATCATCGCCAACAACCTTGACTCCGAAACCACCACGAAACATGCGTGACCACATGAATTCGCGTGCGTTACGGAATACTTGAGCAAAGTAACCCAATTGCTGACGAACATAGGCTTGACCATTGGTATCAATAGCACCAACAGGACCTCCTGGTGGTCGATATCGCATCAAGTCTTCGTCTGCGATAAACATCTTCTCATGCAAACGAATCAATTGACTTGATCGATTGCCATAAGGTTTACGAGATCGCAAGTTAGGACCAGTGCGAGGACCACGAACTGTAGCAACGCTACGAGTTGCATTGTAAATATCCCAAGATGCAGTTCGACCTTGAACTCGGTCGTTCATACCTGCACCGCCATAAGTACGCTGGAACAACGAACCAGGAGTGTCTAATTGGGAAATAATCCCAGTGATGACCGGACTCTGGAAAAGTTGTTCCCGTGTTACGTAAGGAACACCCATATTGTTTACTCTCTTCTGTTACTAATAAAAGAAATGAAAAACCCAGATTAGGTTGCAATGGTTGGGGTCTGAGTTTCAGCACCCAAATGAACCAAAGTCAACCATCCAGTACCATCACCGATGATTTCAATCATACCACCGATTTTTTCAGATGAAGTGCTGAATGCAATCGAGTCAGCAGCAGCATCATTGAAGACAACCATAGTATCTGCTGTACCTGCGGTAACAGTTACGTTTTGGTCAGCTACAACGAAGAAACCATAGCGAAGACCTTTACGAGCGTTTGCTGGTAGAGTGAAGTTCACTGCACCTGATGCACCACGATTGGTAAAAAGGATATCAGTATCATCTGTTGTAACAGTGTAGTTAGCAGTCTTCGCAACAACATCTCGCCAAGTGCCATTACGAACACCAGCAAAGTTGTTGTAGAAAGTAATACGAGGCCAAAGCTGAGAACGAATAGCGAACTCGTTTGCATTGCCAGAAATACCTAATGCCGTAGTTCCTGGAACGATCAGTTTAGCAGGATCGACCATCCCACCAACCAAAATCATCCCAACAAAACGATCAATGGTAGTTGTACCAAAGGTTGTTCCGACCATCGGCCCAAGAACACCGTAAATAAGTTCCGAACCATCGGTTGCTGTTGGATCCCACTGCTTTAGTTTTCCTGTTGCAGTGACACGACCCAAAAGCAAACCTGATCGCAAATTTGCAGTACCATTCGTATTACCAGCATCAACTGAAGATGCCAGAATTACACCTTGGTCCCAAATCTGGTTTTCAAATCGACCAACCCAGAATTGGTTCTCTGTTGTCTCCAAGACATCTCGGAGACCTGGAACCATGTTCGCACCTTGAAAAGTAATCATTTATTTTCTGACCTCTTTTGAGGAATAAGGAAATGAATTTAGAAACCAGCAGGAACCGATTTCAAAACAGCATTGATGATATCGTCCACAGCACCATCACTAGAATTATCTTCTAGTGGATTTGGTTCTTTTGAAGCATTAGCAGGAGTACGTCCCATGTACTGAGCAGTATTTACACTGCCTCGATTTTCCTGGGAAGATACAGGCAGTGCTTCAAGAGCTTTCAAAGTAAGATCTAGATGATTCTCATCTGCCTTACCATTCTTGAAAGACATTTGAATGCTGTTAACCATCGGTAAAAGATGAGTATCAGCATAGTTTTGAGAGACACGATTGCTGCTAACCAAAGAAGCAATACGGTCTTTGTAACGTTCTTGATAAATGCTATTAAGCTGAACGCTCATCATTTCTGCAGCTTTCTTATACTGTTCAACGTCTGAAGGAACATCCTTCAAATCATCGGCAGTGAAAGGTGCGTTGGTCTCTGGATTGTGCAAGTTAGCAGCAACAATTGCATCTACTTGCTTCTTCGTAAGACTCATCATAATAGGATAACTCTCCACTTTTCCGGTACTGGGTTTCTGACTTAGAGGACTTGTAGATGTTTTTTGTGATTGCATTAAAGCAACTAAAAGCCTATCTAAAAAGTTCTCATTTGTGGTATCAGCAGGAAGACTAATACCTTTGTCTTTTAAAAGTGTCAATACTTGGGAAACATTCCCAGTCATCTTCCTGGACATAGCAATAACCTCGTAATCTTCTGCTTCAACATCAGGTAGAGGAATGAAATTAGTTTGATCTGGTTCGATTGGATCTACAGGTAATGCTATGTGAGCAACAGCATACTCTCCCCAACTTCGGCCTTTACCATCCTTAAATCCTGGAAGAAGACCTATGGAAGTATCTTTAACAGTGCGTGATACTTTATAAGCTGGAGATTCAGCATCTTCTTCTTTCCCAGGAGCATCGATAACTCCATAAAGACTGACAGTTCCATGCTCATTCTTTTTTGCATAGATTCTTTCCCAAAATCCTGCATTCTTAGCTGGATCAGGAGAATCTGTTACTTCCTCAACCGGAGTAATGAACACACCTTCCTGAACATGCTTGAAAGGAGCAGGGATTTTAATACCTGCTTTAAGCATCTTAGAAGCTGTCGATGCAATCTTTTTAAGATCAGAACCAGTGAATTGTTTTTTCTTTGATCCTTCAAAAGTTGATACCTCGTACTCACCTTCAGTAAGAATTTCCTTTACATACTTCATAGATATACCTTTACTTAAGTAAGATGTTTATTTTTAAGATTCTCAACTTCTTGTCTTAAATCTTTTCGATCTTCTTCACATTCATCGATTCTTGTTTTAGCAACATTCAAATGAACTTTTAGATTGTTGTTTTCTGTTTCTAACTTTTTATAGTTTGCTTCAATCTTTCTCCATAAGATTGCAACAGCACCAGCTAGAATCGTGATAATGGTATTCGTTACCAAGGACTCATCTCCATCAGAAAAAGCAAGGATGATTTGAATAGATGTGAATACAGGGAAGCAAGTTGTAATAAAAGTAAATAAATGATCATTCATTACAAAGTAATCCCAGTCGGATATGGATTAAAAAACAATTGGCTTGTAGTAAATGCATACCCCATATTTACTGAATACTGACCTGCAATTAAATCACCATGATCAGCAATCTTTCCACCAGTTGCAGAAAGAACATACCAAAGACCTTTAGTTAGAACTGTACCAACAGATACCAAAGATCCAGGTTCAGCAAAAACAATAGGCTGGTTTGCTGCAGCATCAGCTAAAGCCAATCTAAGATTTTGAGCATTAGCATTTCCTGATTTCTCAAGTGTTGTAGCGTCTGCTTTGTACCACTTGTTATCAGAAGATTTTACATAAATAAATTGACCTGCTTCTAAAGCTTCACCTGCAATACCTGTATTGCGAGTTGTGTTAGCTGTAGGAAGCACGTTTGCTTTAGTAATCGTAATAGTAGCCATTTGGTATCCTCCTGGTAAGAAACTAGAAATTTATGCCGTATCTGTCAAATCACATCTTTAGGTAGAGTGGTCCATCAGAAAATACCTGATATTCCTGGGAAGAAGTCCCGTCTCTATCATCTCCTGCTTCCCATAAAATATCGTTGCAAGCATCGGATAGAGTATCCACAATGTCGTCTTTCTGATTCCCATCTCCAGTCCAATTAAATACTTCGTCTTCTGCTGCTTTAAGCCAATGAGCATGTTCTGGAAACCATACTCGTCCATGTTCCATCTTTACTTGTGCAGTAGTACTATTAACAACTTTATCTGCTTGTTTCGTAATAGGTTTTACATTTAATCCATAAACTTGGCAGTATTGGAAGACACCCCTACCAGCACCGTTAGCTTCAATTTTTACATACTGAGGTCTCCATTTTTTGTACATGATTTGGATACGCTTTACGACTTCAGGAATCTCATCCTGGAACCTATCCATATCAAGCCACAACAAATGAAAATCCTGAGTTAATCCCCATACCGATATAACAGTGTAGGATGGGTCTTTTCCTTTAGTGAATTCCGCCATACCAGAACGAAGACTAGCTGCAGGGTCCACTGTGATAAAGATCTTTTGAAGAGATTTCCAATCTATAGGACGACCAACCCCATTCTTTCCCAGAACAAAGTAATCTCCTCGAACACTGTAATAACGCGACCATGCTCGTTTAAAACGACTATCAGGGTTAACTGCCCAGTTACCATACTTGAGTCGGGCACGTTCAACAGGTGCTAATTCTTCTAGAGCTTTAGCATAAGCTTGCTGATCAATATAGGGATTATCACGATAAGAAGCTTGTAAGAAAGGTTTATCAGGATGACGACCAACCCAAACTACCGTGGTATCATCTTCTGGAATGGTATAGGGATCTCGACCATCTTGGGGTTCGATCTTGAATCTATTACGAACCCATTCATGTCCTATGCCTCCAGGGTTTGTAGCACCTCGAACCCGAAGAGGTAATGACTTATAAAGTTGACACCATTCACAATTATCTACATAGATAGGAGTTCCTTTATCATCTAACCTATGCTTAGGACATACTAATTTTCTCAAACGAGAAAACATATAAGTATAGTTAGATTCTTCATGCTGAGTGACTTCGTCAAACAATATGCAATTTCGATTGACTAATCCCTCTTTTGTGATAAAGTGATTTTCATCGGCAACTGTTATATCGTAAACAGTTCTTTCTCCAACATACTCTGGATAATAAGTGACAAACGATGGGAAGACCTCTGAAGAATGAAGGCTGGATAAGTTATACGGGTGGTTGTACCAAAAAAGGTTCTTGTGGTTATATATTTGAAAACGCGAAGTGGCATCCAAAAGCAAGAATGAATGGATGGGTTCTTCAGCACAGGCTAGTGATGGAGAAGAAACTTGGTAGGTTTTTAGAAGATGATGAAATTGTGCATCATATTGATCATGATAAGACGAATAACAATCCAAAGAATTTGATGATAACTGATAGGTATAATCATCATACCGATCACCATCCAGAGATGTTTCAAGGCAAGTTACATGATGTGACTGATACGGATGTTCTGGAATTTGTTGGAAAAAAGACAACTTTGGAGATAGCAGAATATTTTGGGGTAACTCATATGACTCTCCGAAGAAAATTTGGTCATTTGTTAATTTATCGTAGAAGTCCTCGAACAGTGGATGATCCTGAAGCGATTGAAATTGTTCGTAAATATGGACCTGATTCAAATTGGGGATATCGTGATATGTTAAAGAATTTTGGTTTGTCTTTAAGTTTAATAAATCAGATCTGTGAAAAATACAACATTCAATGGGTGAAGAAGAAACGAGACTCCATTGCCCAGTTGAAGTAAGAACCTTATGAGTAACACCTTGAACTTGATTCCCAATTCTTACACATTCCTTTTTCATTGATGGAAAAGTATGAGTAACTGGTTTAGGTCCAGATAAAGTCATTACCAAGTCATTGACTTTAATTAACTCTATTGCTTTATAGCTACCATCTCCCATTAAAACTTCAGTACCTTTTGCTACACATTGATATTCAGCAGATTGGTAACGAGTGTAAGCATTACTCTCACCGATATAACCAAACTGAAGACGAGCAGGATGTCCTGGTCTACCATCTGGATTAGTAGTAGGAAAATACCAGCAATGTTCATCTCCCTGCCATTTAGCATCGGTATCTGATAACCATTTAAATGATCTATCAATAAGTGCTGATGGTTGTTTTAAATCTGTAAGAGTTCTTCT